GGCGCAAGGACGACATGGATTTCTGGCTGAGAATGAATGACGAAAGCATCGGGGGCTTGGGCGTTCCTTTCGGGCCTTGGGGATTCAACAGCGGCATGGATGTTGAAGATGTAAGCCGGAAGGATGCCATCAGGATGGGGTTAATAGGTGATAATGAAAGCGTTTTGCCCCCGGATGATACTTTTAACAAAGGAGTGAAAGCGGCCGCCAAGGATGTTCCAACTGAATTTCTTAACAAATTTTTGGAAAAGTTGGACATGGATGCGGTTACCACCGGGGACTTTATTCAGCTTATTGAGCATTACTCGGATGCCCCGGCACAGGAAAGGGCCAAGCCGGTTCCGGTTCCCAAGCCAAAGGTGGTGAAAACAAGTGCGCTTGAAAGGTACGAGAGGCAGAAAAAAGAAGTTAACGCCATGCTGAAGGGTTTCCACAACTTGGAAAAAGAGGTGAAAAAAGCAGAAAAGGCCTCGGAAAAAGCATGGATGGTTAGGCGCAACTATGAAGATGAGTACAAAATGCTAAACGACCTTGAGGAACTCAAAAAAGTCCAAAACCTTACTTCTGAACAGGAAAAGTATTTACAAAAAAACCGCAGTAAATTCACCAAAAAGGGATTGGAAAAACTTGAGAAGCAGCAAGACAAAATTGCGATTAGAGAGGAAAAGCTCAGAGAAAAATGGGTTTCATCAGATGAAAAGCTATTTAATAAAATAGCCACAAAGGGAGAGGATGCAGCCAGCGTTGCGCTTACTCCAAGATGGAAAAACGGAAAGCCGAGAGGAAAGAAATTGCCCGGAGATTTGCAGGCTGGAGTGGATGGGTTTAACCAGTTGACGGGAAGAATACAAGCAGAGGCAATCCGGGGGATTGAGCAAGATAGGTTTGGGGAAAATGCACACAGCTTGCTGGAAAGCAATGCGATTACGTTTTTGCCGGAGACAGAGGTTGTAAGGGGCAAAAGAATCAAGAGCAGGGCGTTTTCAAGGCAAAAGTCCGGTATTTTTGTAAGGAAAAGTGCTAAACCTAGAACGGTGGTGCATGAGCTTGGGCATCAGCTGGAGGGGAGGCATCCTAAAATCAAAAAAATGGCCACCGAGTGGCTGGAAAAAAGAATCGAAAACGGTAAAAGGATTATTACCGAAAAAATGAATGCTGCTTCTGATGCCGGAAAGCACAACATGGCTAGGGAGTACGAGAGAAAGCTGCAGAAATATCAGCTCAGAAAGCTGCGGGATATTACAAAGAACGATTTCTACGGCAATGATGAATTGGCTTACGAGGATGATTTTTTAAGCCCGTACATAGGCAAAAAGTACAAATGGGGATCAACTGAAGTTGTCAGCATGGGCATGGAGTGGATGTTTCAAGACCCTGTTTCTTTTCACAGAAAAGACCCCGGACATTTTGATTTGATTTTAAGGATAATTAACGCGGTTTTTGATGTTGAGCGGGATGAGTACCCAGAAAGCTTGAAGCAATGATAACCATTGAGATTTCCGGCGCGGAAGTGGGCCTTGAGGACGGAAAATGGACAGGGCAGACAAAGGAAGCGAAAAGTCTGGCTATAATGCTTCAACTTATCGGAAACAGGTTCCCTTTTAAGGGTGGCGAATATTTTCCTGACCCCGATTGGGAGGAGATGAATTTTGTGTTTGAAGAATTAAAAGGGGGGCCGCTAGGGGAGCCAAGGGTAATTTCAAATACCAATCTGCCTTTAGGTGAACCAGAGGAGGCGATTGGGGGAGAGGTTGAGTTTTGACTTTTTAGCCATGAGCGAAATCAAAGTACATTGCAAACACACTAAAATGGAGGAAGTGGTCAACCTAGTGCCGCATCCACAGAACCCAAACACCCACCCGCCAAAGCAGATTGAAATGCTGGCGAAGATAATACGAAACACGGGATGGAGGAGCCCGGTTGTCGTGAGCACTCGCACCGGGTTTATTGTTTCCGGGCATGGAAGGCTTGAGGCGGCGAAGATATTAAAAGAGGAGAAAGTGCCGATTGATGAACAGGATTTTAAAAGCGAAGCTGATGAGTTTGCTCATTTAGTGGCAGATAACCGAATTGCTGAGCTGGCCGGAATGAGTGATGACAAGCTTACAGAGTTGTTATCCGGGTTGAGTGAACAGGACTATGACTTGGAGCTTGCCGGGTTTGAGAACAATGACGTGGCGAACCTGCTTGAGTTAAAGGATAAAAGCGAGGAGGGGGAAACCAAGTTTTCCGAGGCCATAGGGGAATCCAACAATTACATTGTTTTGACGTTTAAAAACGACCTTGATTGGCTTTCTGCACAATCTCACTTTGAGCTTGAGACAGTAACTGCCAAGCGTCAGAACGGAAAACCGTGGTCAAAGGGCATTGGTAGGGTCATTGATGGAGCCAAATACCTGACAAAAATAACCAAACAGGGGACAGAAGGGTGAGTGAGCCGACAATCATTTCTCCCTCCTACAAGCGGGCTAATGGACTAAAAACCCACAAACTAATTGAAAACGTCACTTATTGCGTCGGTGAGTCCGAAAAGGAGGAATACGAGCAGCAGGGCGTTCAAGTGGTTGCTTGCCCTGATAAGGTGAATGGGAACATTGCCAGAGCTAGAAATTGGATATTGGACAAGTATGCCGACCAAATGCTTGTTATTGTGGACGATGATATTGAAAGAATCGGCAGGCATGAGCCTTGTGGGGATTCTTACCGGGTTAATTGGCTGAAACCTGATGATATTAACGGATTTATTCAACAAGGATTTGAGTTGTGCGAAGGATTTGGGGCAAGGCTTTGGGGTCTAAACCCAGCCAGCGACAAGGGCGGCTATCGAGAATATACGCCTTTTGGATGCAATTCCTACATAAGCGGATCTTTTTCCGGGTTTATCAAGCCAGAGCTTCGATATGATGAAAGCCTGCCCTTAAAGGAGGATTACGACATGACCATCCAGCAATGTGACACATACCGAAGGGTGTTAAGGCTTAACATGTTTCACATGGTGAAGAATGACCACGGGAATAAGGGTGGATGCGCAAATTACCGAACGCTTGAAAGGGAAAAGGAGCAGTTTCTGCTGTTTCAAAAAAAGTGGGGGAGCCGAATCGTAAAGCGCGATAACGGGAGCAAATCGGATGGAACAAAGGAGGCAAGCTACGATATAAACCCAATTATCAAGATTCCAATAGGAGGAATCTAAATAAAACAGTAATCACTAACACCGGAAAAAAGGAAAAGTTGCATGAGGTTAAGCGATGACCATATCCAAATTTCTCACGGTAAATCCAGCTCACAGCTTCAACCTGACGAAAGATGGGTGAACAAAAAGCAAACCCCCAGACCAAATGGCAAGATTATCGTCTATAAAGACCATATATACAAAAGAAATGGCGAATATTGGTTCGGGAATAAACGCGTTAAAGACATAATAAGGGGAGCCAGAGAGCAGGGGCTAATTGTCGGCCCCCCGGTACACAAGGACTGTCAAGACGTATAACAGTTTCAAACTGATAAACGTAAAAATAAGCAAAATAAACTATTGACTAATCCCAAAGGCACAATGCCAACTCCTTGCCCATGAGCGGAAATGGCGCAACAACGGGAAAACGCTTAACTTCCCCTAAACCAGCGAATAATGGGAAGCACCCCGGAGGCAGACCAAGGTTGGTGTTTGATTTGGACTTGGTTGAAAGGCTTGCCGGAATCAATGCAACCCTCAATGAGATGGGAACGCTGCTAGGCTGCTCGCATGATGTAATCCAGCGTCACATGAAAGATGAGGATAGCGAGTTTCGCGTTGCCTATGAAAAAGGGAAGGCCAAGCTCAAAACCTCGCTCAAGAGAAAGTTGGTTGAACAGGCTATACAGAACGATAATGTGGCCAGCTTGATCTTCGCTTTGAAGAATGTATGCGGATTTACTGACAAGGCAGACGTAAATGTTGAGCATTCCGGGCATTTGGTTACTGATGAAAAGACCTTGATTCGTTCATGGAAGGGGATGCTTGGAGCCCCCAACCCGGAAAACAACTAGAGTGGACAAGGAGAAAAGAGCAGAAGCGTTGTTTAAGCTGATGCTGCCCTACCAGCAAAGATGGGTAGCTGATTCTTCGCGCTTTAAGATATGGCTTAAATCCCGGCAAATAGGCGGTTCACTTGGTTCAGCGTTTGAGGCGGTAGCAAGCTGCATGGACAAACCTTTTACTGATTGGGTTGTATTGTCGGCAGGCCAAAGACAGTCGGAGGAGTGGATGCTTAAGGGGAACCGCGTGGCCAGAGTGGTTTGCAATGCCTTGGGAATGGGAACGCCGGACTGCAGGAACAGCGAGGTTAGGTTCAGCAATGGGTCGAGAATCCTTGCCTTGCCAGCCAACCCGGACACCGTGCGTGGTTATTCTGCAAACTTGGTTCTGGACGAG